CAGCAGTTCCTCGTCGTGGGGGACGACGAGGACTGACGTCGAGCATGCGAGCACTATGCACGCCCATCCCTAGGTGATCTCGTAGCGCACGACACGTCCACCTCTGAGGCTGACTGCGTGTGCTTGCCCGAGGTGGTGCCAGTGCCTCGCGATGATGGATCAATGGCCTGTGTGCTCGTGCATCGCGCACGTCGATGGACGCGAGTGGTTGATCACGCGCCCCGTTCCCAGCCCCCCGAACGTCACACACAGTGACGGCCAAATGTCCGGTTTCGCCCAGGGTGGGGACCTTGCCCCCTATGGGGCAAAATCCCCCATCGGCAGGTGTACGGGCCGTGGCTCCGTACAGGTCTGGGACTTGCGGCTATGACTCTGCGTGACGATCGCAGGCTGATACCTTCTCGCGCCGCCCCAGCTAGAAGCCTTTATTCGTTACATCTCTTCCGCTAGGGTGTATACATACAGTCAGCGGGCAGGGGATGCGCGAGGTGCGGCGAGAGGCTGCCCGCGGGCGGCCGGGGCCGCATCCCCACCTACTGCTCCACCCGCTGCCGGGTCGCCGCCCACAGGGCGCGTAACGCCGCCCCTAAGGCGCTGCGGGACCGGGCGCGCTGGGTGCGCCGCTCGGCCAAGAAGGTGCCGCTGCAAACCTCGTACCGGGTCGCGTCGTCGACCGACCCGGCCACCTGGACGACGTACGCCAGGGCGAAGCGGTCGAAGGCCGGCGTCGGGCTCGGGTTCGTACTGAACGGCGACGGGATCGTGTGCGTCGACCTGGACCACTGCGTTGAGGACGGCAAGGTCGCCTCGTGGGCACGGGAGATCTTGGACCGGATGCCGTCCACGTACGTGGAGGTGTCGCCGTCCGGGACTGGTCTGCACGTCTTCGGCCTCGGTGATGTGCCTGTCGGCCGTAAGATCCGCCGTCCTGATGGTGCTCGTATCGAGGTGTACGGCACCGGGCGTTTCATCGCTGTCACAGGCTCACGTTTTGAGGGCGCCCCTTCGAGGCTGGCCGACCTGTCCGCGGCCCTTGCCGATCTGATCTGAACCTACGGATGTCATTGGAGGTGAACCCTCCGATGGCTGGAGTAGGCCCTGCCCCCAAAGACCCCTCGCGGAGGCCCGGCGCAACAAGGACACGATTCCGCAGACGGTGCTCCGTTTCGAGAAGGCGGAACCCCCGGACCTGCCCGAGGACGTGGACTGGCATCCGCGGACCCGCGACTGGTGGGAAGTGTGGAAGCGGTCCCCGCAAGCGGAGATCATGTCCGAGACGGACTGGTCGTTCCTGCTCGATACCGCGCTCATGCACCATGCCATGTGGTCCAAGGGCCAGTGGACGCTCGCGGCCGAGGTCCGGCTCCGCGTGGCGAAGATGGGGGCGACCCCAGAGGACCGCGCCAGGCTCCGCATGGTCTTCGCCGACGCCGACGAGAAGGATGCCAAGCGCCCCGAGCGGCCCAAGTCGGAGAGCCGGTACGCGAACCTGCGAGTCCTGCCCGGCCGGCAGCCTGGAGAGGTTTCCTAGATGCCGTGGCGGGGTCCGAACTACCCTGGCGAACTCCCCACCCTTGGTTACATCGTCCTGGACTGGATGACTACGCATCTCATCGTCCCGGACGGGCCGAGTGCGGGCGCGCCGCTGGAGCTCACCGACGAGCAGGCGCAGTTCATCCTGAACTTCTACGTCGTCGACCCCAAATTTGCTGGCCCGGCCGTCAAGGGCCGCCACCTGGACAACGCTCGCCGTATACGCCGGGCGGTCTTGTGCCGCCCGAAGGGCTGGGGGAAGTCTCCGCTGCTGGCGGCGATGTGCCTGGCCGAGGCGCTTGCTCCGGTAGTGCTGGACGGCTGGGACGCCTACGGCGAGCCGGTGGGTCGCGAGTGGACGTCGATGGGCTTCAAGGCGAAGGCGCAGATCGTCGCCGTCAGCGAGGACCAGACGGCGAACACATGGGACCCGCTGCTGGAGATGGCCCGCAACGGCCCGGTGTACGACGCCTACGACATCGAGCCGATGGAGTCGTTCGTTAATGTGCCGCGGGGTCGTATCGAGTACACGACTTCGGCGGCGACCTCTCGCGAAGGCTTCCGGCCGATCTTCGCGGTGATGGATCAGACGGAGTCGTGGACGCCGGCGAATGGCGGCAGGAAGTTGGCGAGCACGCTGCGCCGGAACCTGACCAAGGTCAACGCGTCCTCGGTGGAGAGCCCGAACGCTTTCGTCCCGGGCGAGGATTCGGTGGCGGAGAAGTCGTGGGAGGCGTGGCAGAACCAGCAGGCCGGAAAGCTCAAGGGCGACGACGGCAGCCTGTACGACCACCGTGAGGCGCCGGCCCACACGGATCCGGAGGATCGGGAATCTCTGCTCGCTGGCTTGGCGGTCGCGTATGGTGGTTCGGCTGACGTGAATGGCGGCTGGGTCAATCTGGAGCGGGTCCTTCAGGACTATTGGGATCCCGATTCTGATCCTGCGGACGCCAGAAGATTTTTCCTTAACCAGATCACGCCCGCGACGGATTCGTGGCTGTCGCAGCCGGAGTGGGCTGCCTGCGCGGACGTCGCCAAGGTGGTCGCGGATGGGGAGAGGATCACGCTCGGCTTCGACGGTTCCCGGCATCGCGAGCGTGGCGTGACGGACGCTACCGCCCTGATCGGCTGTCGCGTGTCGGACGGGCACCTGTTCGAGATCGCCGTGTGGGAGCAGCCTGACGGCGCCGCCGGAAGGGATTGGTGGGTGCCGATCCCCGAGGTGGAGGCCGCAGTCCGGTCAGCTTTCCAGCGGTACCGGGTGGTGGGCTTCTACGCCGACCCGGCGGCGGACTGGCGGTCGTACGTGGCGGACTGGGAGTACACGTACGGGCGGCGGCTGCGGGTGCGGGCGACGCAGAATCACCCGATCGAGTGGTGGATGAACCGCACCAACATGGTCGTTCGCGCGTTGGAGCAGTTGCATGCGGCGATCGTGAACGGTGAACTCACCCATGATGGGTCGTTTGCGCTGACCAGGCACATGCTGAACGCGCGCCGCCGGCCGTCACGGTCGGGGTTGACGATCGCGAAGGAACATCCGACGTCGAGGCGGAAGATCGACGCCGCTATCGCCGCCATGCTGGCGTGGCAGGCGCGGCTGGACGCCATCTCCAAGGGCTTGGGCCGTAGAGGACAGGGACGGGCGGTGGTGTTGCGGTGACCGTCACGATCCCCGAGCTGGGTCTGCTGTCGCTGACCGACGATGAGACGAACCTGCTGAACGCGTTGCGGGCCGAACTGATGTCGCGCCGGTTCGATCTGGAGTTGCGGGACTGCTACTACAACGGCGAGCAGGTGGTCCGGGATCTGGGGATCTCCATCCCGCCGCAGCTGCGCGGCCTGCACACGGTGATCGGCTGGCCTCAGATCGGCGTGGACGCGTTGGAGCAGCGGCTCGACGTGGAGGCTTGGCGGTACAAGGACGCACCGGACGACTCGGGCGAGCTTGAGGAGATCGCGGAAGCCAACGAGCTGGTCGCCGAGTCGCAGCTCGCTCACCTGGACTCGCTGATCTACGGCAGGTCGTATGCGGCGGTCGGGTCCGGAGACGACGACGACATGCCGCCGCTGATCTCGATCGAGTCGCCGCTGGACATGACGGTCTTCTACGACGCCCGCGCCCGCGCGGTCGTGTCGGGCCTGCGCCTGTACACGATCGAGGATCAGGACGCGGCGGTGCTGTACCTGCCGGACTCGTCCATCCACGTGGTGGCGACGAACTCGGGCTGGGAGGTCATCGACCGGGATGACCACAATCTCGGCCTGCCGCCGGTGGTGCGGATCTCGAACCGGCAGCGGACCGCGGACCGGATCGGCCGCTCTGAGATCACCAACGCGGTCATGTCGATCACGGACGCCGCCTGCCGGACCCTGATGGGCATGGAGGTCGCCCGCGAGTTCTACGGCGCCCCCCAGCGGTACATCCTGGGCGCGGCCGAGAGCGCGTTCCAGGACGCCGAGGGCAACGCCAAGAGCGCCTGGGAGACCTACCTGGGCAGGGTGCTGGCGTTCGAGCGGGACGAGGACGGCGAAGTTCCCACGGTGGGCCAGTTCGCCGCCTACGACCCGTCCGTGTACACGCGGATCATCGACATGTACGCCCGGATCATGGCGACGCAGCTTGGCTTGCCGCCGCACTACTTGGGCTACACGACCGACAATCCCGCCTCGGCGGACGCGATCCGCTCGACGGAAGCGCAGCTGGTGAAGCGCGCCGAACGCAAGCAGGCGCTGTTCTCCACCCCGTGGTCGCAGGTGTTCCGGCTGGCGATCCTGATCAAGACGGGTGACCTGCCGGACCGGTCCCGCCGGATCGAGACGGTGTGGCGCAACCCGGCCACGCCCACGGTGGCGTCCCAGACGGACGCTGCGACGAAGCTGGTTCAGGCGGGCATCCTGCCCGCGGATTCCGACGTCACGTTGGAGATGGTCGGTCTGACCGAGGGGCAGCGGCGGCGCGTCCACGCCGACCGCCGGCGTGCGCAAGGCCGTCAGGCGTTGACCGACCTCGGCAACGAGCTCGCCGCCGCACGCCAGGCGGCCCGCGGACTCGACACGGGGCCGGAGGTCGCCGATGACGCAGCAGTCGAGGGCGGCTGAGCATCAGGCCGCCCAGCGCGCCCTGACGGCCCGTCTGGCTGCCCAGCTCGGCCCCCTGTGGGACGTGATCCGGCTCGGCGCTTTCGCCACCACGATCCCGCTGTGGATCGAGGCGGTGAAGGACCTGCTGGAGTTGTTCGCCCGCATGTCGGGGACGCTCGCCGCCGACTACTACAGCGAGGAGCGGGACATCGCCCGCGCCCGCGGCGTGTTCGTGCCCGCGCCGGCGCAGATCCCGGACGGAAAGACGGAGGCGTCGCTGCGGTGGGCCACGAAGGACCTGTGGATCCCCGAGGACGACGACCCGCCGCCGATCGAGCAGCGCCTGGCCGCCGCCGAGAAGAAAGCGGTCGGCGCCGCTCAGAAGATCGTCGCCGATGTGAGGCGGGACACCATCGTCGAGGCCGTGGCCGAGGACCCGGGAGTGATTGCGTGGGCTCGCCACACCGGCCCTGACGCCTGCGCTTTCTGCGCCCTCATGGTGAGCCGCGGGCCGGTCTATCACACGCGAGAAACCGCAGGCGCAGGCGCTAATCGCCGCTTCGAAGGGGGCGGCGAGTACAAGTTCCACGACAACTGCGACTGCACCGTCTACCCCCTGTTCGAGGGGCAGATCTGGGAGCCGCCTCAGTACGTCCTGGACTGGGACGACCTGTACACCCGCTCCACTCGGGACGCGTACGGCACCAAGCCCAAGTTGCGCGCCTGGCGCAAAGCGTTCGAGGGCGACGGCGAAGAGCCCGAATAGACCCCGTTCAAGCTTCCGGAAGGCCGCCATCGTGCGGCCTTCCGGCGTTCCAGCCCCGCCTCCGCGGGGTGATCACCCCTTGGCCGCAGCCGCGACGGCGGGCCACAGCAACGGAAGGCCGCGATGGCTGACGACACCACTACCACGCCCGAGCAGACCGCAGACGACACCACGCCCACCCCGGCAACGGTGCCGCCCGCCCGGCGGCGAGTGACCGCGACGGACACCGCAGACCACGGCGAGGAAACGCTCGGCGACGCCGGCAAGGCCGCCCTGGAGAAGGAGCGGCTGCGCGCCCGCGCGGCGGAGCGGACACTCCGCGAAGCCGAGAGGGCGCGACGCGATCTGGAAAAGAAGATCAAGCAGTTCGAGGACCGCGACAAGACCGAGGCCGAGCGGATCGCCGCCAGGGCCGCGGAAGCGGAACAGCGCGTGCAAGCACTGACGGAGCGAGCGGTTCGCGCCGAGGTGCGGGCGGTCGCGGCGGCGGACTTCGCCGACCCGGCCGATGCGGTCGCTTTCCTCGACCTGTCCGCCTACGTCGACGACGACGGCGAGATCGACTCTGACCGGATCAAGGCGGATCTGGCCGACCTGCTGGAGCGCAAGCCGCATCTGGCGAAGGCCGCCGCCGAGCCGGAGAAACGCAGGCCCGCGCCCGACATGACGCAGGCATCCAGCGCCAACAGCCAACGTTCTTCGAACCCTGCTGACGAGTTCGCGGGGTTCCTCAATTCGCGGCTTCGTCGCCGCAAATAAGGAGCCTTCATGGCCACGACCGATCCGATCAAGCTGTCTGACATCAACGACGCTCTACTGCCCCGCACGCTGACGGGGCCGATCTTCGAGAAGAGTGTCGAACAGTCGGCGATCATGTCTCTGGCGCGCCGGGCACCTCTGGCGATCGACGCCACCACCAGCATTCCGGTCCCGCTCGACGTGCCCACCGCCGACTGGGTCGGCCAGGGTGCCCGCAAGCCGCTGTCCAGCGGCGGCATCGACGTCAAGCAGATGACCGCCAAGAAGCTCGCCGTCCTCATTCCCGTCGCGGAGGAGGTCGTCACCACCAACGCCGCCGGCCTGTGGGCGCAGCTTCAGAACGACCTGCCGACCGCGTTCGCCCGCGCGTTCGACTACGCGGCGATCCACGGCAAGACCATGAAGGGCGCCGCCGGCCCCTTCAGCGACTACCTGATCGAGACCACGAAGTGGCAGGAGCTCGGCACCGCCTCCCAGCAGAACGGCGGCATCTACGCCGATCTGGTCAACGGCATGAAGGAAGTCGTCGATGACGACTGGGACATGACCGGTTTCGCCGCCGACCCGCGGCTGAAGCCTGAGCTGCTGCTGGTGGTGGACGCGAACGGCCGTCCGATCTTCGTGGACACGACCACGCCCGGCACGAACGCCGCGAGCGCGGGCACGCTGATCGGTGAGTCGCTGGCCTACTCGCGTGCCGTCTCGGGTAAGCACCGCCGCCAGACCACCAGCACCGACTCGGGTCTGCGGGCGATCGGCGGCGACTGGTCGCAGGCTGCTTACGGCGTCGGCATGGACATCACTGTCCGCATCTCTTCCGAGGCCACCTATGTGGACGAGGAGGGCGGCGTCCACTCGGCGTTCCAGGAAAACCTGGTGCTGCTGCTGGCGGAGGCATACTACGGCTTCGTGGTCGGCGACGTCGAGGCGTTCGTGAAGTACACGACGAACGGCAACGTCAGCTGATGGCGGCACGGAGCAGCACGCCCCCCACTGCGGCGCCGAAGCGGGGCGGGCGTGCCAAACCTGCTGCGGCGCAACCCTCCAAGGCGGAAGCCAAGCCCGACGCGGCGGCTGAGGCGGCAGCCGAGGCGGCGCCCGCTCCTTCCCCGCTTACAGGCAAGGCGGCCAAGAGGCTGCGGATCATCGTCCGCATCCATTCGGCGCCGCCGTACCACAACGCGGGCGGCGAGTGGGCGCTGTTCTCGATGCTGCGCCCGCTCGCCCGGCGCGGACACGACGTGCAGGTGTGGCTGTCGAGGTACGGCAAGGCCCGCGACCCCTACCACATGGACGGGATCATGGTGATCCCGCTCGCGGCCAGGCTCGACTTCGCGTCCGCGGTCCGGCACGCCGACGTGGTCATCTCCCAGTACGAGAACGTGCCCGCCGCCGGCGCGCTGGCGCGCGGGTATGGGATTCCGTTCGTGGTGGTGGCGCACAACCCGGCCCCGGTGGTGTTCAAGAACATCGCCGCCGGTTCGACCGCGCTGGTGGTGTACAACAGCCTGCACCTGCAAGCCGAGGCGGAGCAGCTGTTCGCCGAACGGCCGAAGTGGCTGAAGCCGGCCAAGTCGCTGGTGGTCAGGCCGCCCGTGTTCGCCGACGACTACACGGCCACCCCGGGCGACCGGATCACGATGGTGAACCTCAACAAGGACAAGGGCGCCGACACGTTCTGGCGGCTGGCCGCGCGCATGCC